ATACGTTAATCTTAGTTTCAGTTATTCTGTAAACATTCCAATCGTCTGTAAAGTCTTTTGCTACCCAAATATGATAGCCTGGGCCAATGTTATCAACTACTGCATCTAAATTAGCATATGACGTAAAGTCAAACAATGTTTCGTTTACGTCAGTTAAGTTAACATACCCGGCAGTCATAATATCGTTACGAGTATCAGTTAACTCTGTGCGATTGAAGAATATATTTTTATTGTAGTCGTTTGGTTTTCTGTATAAATCAACTGGGCGGTAGCCAACTACGCCAAGCTCGCTATTAGCATCACCTTTGTCTAGTAATTCAATAGGCGCAGGATTAGCAGTGATTTTAGAATCGTCAAGGATTAACTCAACAAAATTATTGCTGTTTAATGCCCCATACTCACCAACACGTAATGCCCATTCTTCAAAAATAGTAATATCACTTGTCAAGTTGTCAAGGTTGGCCTTAGTCAAGCCAGTAATGGCATTCATAGTACCTTTGTTCTTAATAAACCCTTGATAGAACTTAACTTGGCTAGTTTCATCTAGTCCAAAGTTTGCTAAGTAGTCGCGTTTACGGAAGCCAATTAAACTTGTGCCGTAACCTTCTAATGTGCTGTCAGCTGGTAAATTATCAACGTCATACACATCACGCATACGGTCAGCAAGATAGCTAAAGTTAGGCAGCAAGCCAGTCTTAATATCAGTCTTGTTAATTAGCGCCCATTGTTTGCTCTGAACAAACTCATTAGCCGCAACAATGTCCGTTAGTGCAGTATAATATTGGCTCTTAAATTCGACAATGCTACCCATCTTGTAATCGACACCAGGTGCCCATGAGTCAACATTACTGTTATTATACACAAAGCCAGGTGGGTTAAATGCCCCAGTCCAAGACCCTGTTTTGCTGCCAATTAACTTCAAGCGGAACTGACGGTTGCCAAGCTCCGGTACATAGATAATGTCGTTAAACACTGTAACGTTATCAAAGATAATTACGTGTTCATATTGAACTACATTAAAGTCAGCAAAGCAAATTGTTCGCCCAACAGCCGATGTAATCTTGAAAGTGTTGTTTGTACGTACTTCAACAAAATCAGAACTCTTAATAAAATTGTAATCTTGATCAAGTAACTTTGTACCAGACGGTGAGTTCTCAATTGGTGCAATTACACCAGTTTGTTGTATATTACTCAATACGTTGTTTACCGGGCTTAACACAATAAAGTTACCAGTAGCCCAACCTTGTTGGCTCCAGTTTAAGAACTCTTTACTGCTTAATACCCAATCACGTGTGTCAGCAAGTTGTGAGTCAACATCGCGGAAGCGGAAGCCTTGCGATACTAAGTATCTACCGTAACTTACTAAGAAGTCAACAACTTGTTGGCGAGAGTTAAACTCGTAACCATACGGAATTGTAACTTTAACTGACTCGTAATCCTTGTAAATTGTTGCACGTTCTGTTAACACGTCAACTGTGTAATAGTTGTTGTTTACACGACTTGGGATAATTGTAAAGTACGGATTATTTTTGTTATATCCCGCAACCGAGTATCCGTTATCAGTTTTCTCAACAGTTACAGCACTATAAACAACCTTCCTAATAGGAGTTGATTGATTTAAATGTACATTGTAGTTTTCTGTTGGTAGAACAATACTGTTTTTAGAGGTCGTTGGACTTCCTTGTTCTGCTAAGACTTGGATGAACTTCTTGTCAGTGTAGCCACCAACTTTGTAGCCAAGCTGAATATTTACAGTGTCTAAATAGTATTGAATTGTTGCTACCGGATCCATGCCAGTGTTCAACAAATAATCAGCAACCCAATTTAAATAACCAGCACTACGGGCAACAGTCCCACTAGTTGTATCGCCGTTAATTACAATAGAGTCTAATGTCACACGTTGCATAGTCTCACTGTTGATCAATTGATCAACAAGAGTATTTCTATAATAGCGATCGACGTTAATTAAGCTACCAAAATATACGCCAGGTTTAGCCATTGCTAATGCAAATTGCACTGCGTATGGGTACCAGCTACTAGAGCGCCACGCAAATTCTGCAGGGCCTTGATCGCCAACTGCAAATGTTGAGTTTGCAAATAAACTATCAAACGTTGATGCTGCCCATTGCTCAGGGCTTAGTAAACTACCGTAGTCGTCAACTGGGATAATTTTGCTTAGACCAGGACGTGCAAATCTTTCATTGATTCCTGCTCGATTGCCACCGTGGACGTATCCAGCCTCTAAGTCAGCCCATAGCAATTGGTTGCTTCCAGTATATGGTGCTAACCCATAACGTGCTTCCCACCAACTTGGTTTTTCGCCAAAGCCTAACATCTCCCAAGGATGTGAGTGTGGACGGTATGTGTCAAAGTAATAACTAAAAATTGCTCTCCAGCTACCTGGCAAGAATTCTCCGTCGATTCTATCCTTAAACTTTTTATAGTTCCAAGTCCATGCATTGCCAGACTGGAAATTTGGGTTTGATGAGTAATCAACTTGGTTGTCACCGACCCAACGCAGGAACTGACGACTTAGTAGCTGGTTAAATTCTGTTACTGTGTAATCAGTCTTACGGAACTTGCCAGGGATGTGGTCGTATATATTAACTAAACGAGATTCGTAGTTAATTTTAATATTATTGTAGATTCGATTTTCTAATTCTAACAATAAGTCATCACGAATGTCGCCAAATGCAGGTGTTATACTGCCATCGTGGCCTCTAATAACTTCAACTGGAGTAAGGTAGCTGCTGTCAACAAATTTACCCGGAACAAACTTTGGGTACAAGCCAAGTTTACTTGGGGTTTCTGGGACAAAGCAACCATCAGTATTGTTATATTCAATAACTTTTAGAATACTGTTTACTGTTAGTGTAATAACATCTTTGTTTAGAATAATCGCCGAACGATCTTGCGGGAATGTAAAATCAACCCCGTTAACTAATTGCTGGCCGTCAAGGTATACTAACACTGCAAGGTTACTTAATTCAAGGTCATTAAACACTTGCGATATTTCGTATTGGTACTGGTACGGATTAATAATTTTATAGTTGATAATGTTTGCATTATCGCCGTACGGTATCATGTCGCTGTAATACCACGGGAACGTTTTATTTTTAACTGTGTTAATGCTTTTCATGATAGCATCAACGCTGCCCGGAATATCGCCAGGGATAACCGAATTTAATGTTGTTGCTAGTTCTAAAAATTTATTTTTAAAACGAACGTATTCGCGGCCGGCTAACTCTAAGCTCTTAACAAAGTTTAAATTATGATCAGTTAAGAAAATATTGCTGTACATAACTGGGGCACTTTGCTGAACAATACTGCCGCCATTGTTTTTATAAACAATATCACGAAGTGCAGGAACAACACCACTAGCGCCAGGTGAGGTTATTGCTTTAGTATTGCCTATAATTGTGTTGATATGGTTACGCAACTGACCTAGTGTTAAGTTCTCAAAGTCAGAGTTTTTGCTGTTGTAATCTAAATTGTTTGGAATTTCGTAATAACCAGTTTTACTTGGTGTCTTACTGTAGATTAAAATATCAACCTTATCGTCAACAGTTAACTTGTTAACGTTAATTCTAATTGTTGGGCGAGACCCAACAGTAAAATATTGATAATCCAACAAGCCACTTTCAAATAGCGCATTGTCTGCTGCCGAGTCCGTTGGTGTGTACCCACTTAAAAGTTTATTATTTAGATAAACTTTGGTATAAGGGATAGTAGAATCATCCTCTGGAGATACATCAATTGGGAAATAATTTGACTGTCCTGTATAAACAAAGGAAAATACTTGATACTGCTTTGTAGTTTCAACATTTTTAACCCAAGTATTTCTATAAACAAAATCACTATAACTAGTGTTTTGCTTAATAAAGTTATTATTTACAGGTAGACTAATTGATGTCTGGCCGTCTGAATAAGTTGCAACATCAGTGTCAAAATTATTTGTAAACTGAATGTCACCGATACTATTAAAGTTTCTGTAACTTAGAGGGAAGCCAAGTACAGTATCGTTAGACCCTGCACCAACCTTGTATGAGAATATTGCTGTACCCGCAAAGGTGCTTGTAGTATAGTAATTATTGTCGCTGATGCTATGGCCATTACTATCAATGACGTCAAATAGCGGGCTTTGGTTAACTGATGTTTTTTGTTGTGACGGAGTCCATACTTCCCCGTCAAACCAGAATGACTTGCCTCCGTTAACTCCGCTAGTTACCGTAATAGAGTGCCCTTCGTCAATTTCCGAATCGTCTGCAAGAACCAAGTGCAACACTGTGTCTGTTTGGCCAGAGATGCTAGGCCCAGTTGCGTCAATTGCAGTAACTAGATAAATTTTATCACGTATTACTGGGTCAACGTCATTTGCAAAAATAACACGTTCGCCAGGTGTTAATACTAAATCACCAATTGCTACGGACGCATTTTGACCAATTACAAGATTTTCAACTTCGTTCATTGCGTCAGTTATAGTGTAGTCAAGTTGGTCAACGTGCCCTTTAGCTACTCTGCCGTAATTAAACAATTGCAAGCAACTTTCAAATTCGATAATAGGACGAGTTGCTCGTTGTGACTGGTCAGGTAACGGTATAGTATTGTTGTACCCAGCAGTTGTGTTAATAACATCAATGTGGAACCATCTATTACTGCGGCTCCAAGGATTAGAGTCTAGACTATAACGATTAATAGTAACATAGTCTTGTGTGTCAATGCCATCAGCTGCGTAGTCCTCAGGTGTTATCAATGAGTCAACGTCCACTAATTGGATTCCAACGCCAACGCCTTCGACATAGAATTCTTTGTTAGCGTAGTCTGTGTTGCTAACTGTATCATCAAAACGAATTTTTAACCCGTTAGTAAAAATTACACCGTTAGGGCTTGTGTAATTTTTTTGTCCAATGATATCCTGTTCAATAGATATAACGTTTGTATTTTCGTCAACTAGTTGAATAATACCCACCATGCCAGGGTTATTAGCATCTTGGTAGTATAGTCGATCTAGGATCGCAGTATTTGTTGGAACTACTTTATACGAGTTAGTGTAATCTACATAGAATGTAGTTGCGCCGTATGTTACTCCGCTCTTAACAAAAACTCTGTTATTTGATTCTACAGGTTCGTATGGCTCTAGTGTAACAAGGTAATCACCTTCAAGTGGTTCTAACACAATTAACCATGTGCCTAACCTTTTTGCTTGCGGAACTGTTTGGCCTCCGTCAAAAATGTCAGAGTCAAAACCGCCACTGTTTCCAAAGTTGCCTGGCGATTCCCAATTAGCCTCGTCGGCGTAATCACCAACAAACACAATAGTCTTACGATCTAAGTTTGTTAGTTGGCCGTCAAATACATCAGGATGCTCTTCTAAGAGTACACTTAGCATAGCATGTTGTACTTGTGTGTAAGGCATAGTAACTGCATAGTCTGCACTTGCAGCAAGCGGCATTAAATCAATTGCATTTTGCGCACTACGGGTCGGGACATTAAAAACAATTTGACCAATACTAGCGCCATTGTTTTGAACACCAAAAATATTACGTGTGCTAACATTTGATTGTGTAGCTTTAGTACCCAGTACACCCGGTTCAGTTTGAATCCAGAATTTAGTTCCGGTTTGTGACAGGTTAAATTTATATGTGCCACCTCGAGCTAATGTTAGTACAGGGTTAGCGCCAACACCGTGACCTGTGAAGTTATAGCCGCCAACCCCAGTATTGCGAGTAACAGAAAATGTTTCATCTGTTGGTATGTTCCCAGAGAACACATCAACTGCGTCCGGGCCGTCAGGCAACCAGTAGTAATTGTTGTAGTTACTGAATTTATCAAAGTCAAATAAGCCGCCGTATGTATAGCTTTCGTTACTGAACAAACGACTATGGTCTTTTGTATTGGCTCCTAGAACGTCAAGTTGATTTAATAAATCAACGTATCCGCTATATAAACTTACTGTATTCGTAGCTTTATCTTGCACCACAACAGATGGCTCAAGTTGATAATTCTTACGGAATTCTGTTGGCTCCGTTACATAATTGTCGTTGGCTTTATATGTTGGGGCAAATTTGCGCCCAATATACCCGTTTACTTTTTGTAGATCAGCATTACTTACTAACTGATCTAACGTTGCGTTTAAAAACTTTTTGTTAGAATCAGTTTGAAAGATTGACGGTAAGAATGGTAAAGTACTTTTAGCAGCCATTATTAAATTCCAATTTGTGTGCTATTTGTTGTTGTTTGATTTATGTGAGCCGCGGTAATTGCAGAAATAACTTCTACGTTGTTAACTGTGGCAGCACTTGTAATGATTTCATTTGCTTCAGAATTAACCTGATACAATGAACCAAATTGAATGCGAGGGTCCGATGATACAATAATGATAGATGCAACCGTTGGCGTTAGTGCTTGGTGCAAGTATGCGCTCAATTCACTAAAGTAAAACGTTTCACCAAAGTCCCAGTTGTTAATATCAAAGTAGCGATTAATCGCCGCAATAACAGAGCTCTTAATCTCGCTATCACTAATAACTAGATTAGGGTTCGGAACTACTTTAAAAGTTGCTCGCAAACTTGCATCAGCTTTATCACCGAATAGCGGTTTAAATTTAGCAGGGTTGTAAACAATAGTATCGCTTAGAGCTTTATAATTATTTAAGTCCTGGTATGCACTAGTTAACTCATCTGTTGTAGGTGGCAACGGTTCGGTTATTACCCCACTAGTATCAGTTAACCATGCAGCATAGTCAACGCTGTATTGCTTTGTTAAAATATACAAGTCCATAATATTATTTGGGCTTGGGTCAATACGACGACTATTTGGGCTGTTGTGCTTGTACTGGAAGCTCAAACCTTGGCGTCCGCTGTACGCAACGTAATTAGTTAGAGGTTGCACTGTAGGCAACACTTGGCTATTGCTAGTTAATTCATAGAATGTATTTTCAGCCGATGCGTAAAACACTGTGCCAACTTGATACTTACTAGCGATCAACAAGATTGCTTCTTTAGTAAGATAGTCAGTTACAATAGATGCATTGCTAACTGGTTGCAGATTAATAAACGATCCATCAGTTGGGTCTGGTGCATACGTGAAAAATACCGACTTTCTCGAAGGGTTGGTACTTGGATCCACTACAGTTTGGAATAAGTCTGGATCATCAGGAATGCCGTCGTTATCGCTGTCGGGGAAAGTAACTAATACGCGGCTCGGGTCTTGATAACCATCGCTGCTAACTATGTTGCTATAAATTTGCCATGTGATATCTTGTCCCAAAGGAGTTGATAAATCTGGGCCTGGATTAATTTTAAGGACTTTAATTTGGTCACGAACAGTTTGTGCAGATTTACTATCATATACCTTAACACCAGAGTCAAAGTAAAATGTAGTTTCGCTCAAACTTTCAAAGACATAGTTTAAACCTCTATACGATACAGTGTATACTCCATTATTGTATATCACTGTAATAAGCCAACTAGAGTCAATACCACTACCCGAAGTATCGCCTGCATAATCTAAGTTAAAGGAATCAACTGTGTTTAAGTTAGATATTGTGATAACTTTCCAGGTACGAGTTGGGATGTCGTAACGAATACCAAAACTATTATATCCACGGATTAATGTTGATAAGCGGGCAGTAGTTGCCTCAGTTAAATCGCTTGACGAATTTTTAAAGTCGTTTGCCAACATTGGGACAACATAAGCTGCAATTGCTCCTTCAGGAACAACTTCATTGATTGTAATTAACCCATCGTTAACTTGAGATACTGTGGCATATATGTAGTTGGATTCACCCTGGTATTGGGCTGTTCCTGCTTTTAAGACGTGCTGTGCAGTAAAATATTGTCCAGCTGGGGCAACAAATTTAATCATTGCACCAACTTCAATAAATTGGCGGTTTGACGATGTTGGTGCCAGACCGGGCCCAAAACTTACGTCAGTGCTGCCAGTGCTTTCACGCACCGTGCCAATACTGCCATTGGTAATAGATGTTGTGTGATGCCATGTGACTTCAGCACCGTCGCTAGTTAATGCATAGCGAGGAGTATTCTCTAATCTAAAATGTGTTAGCTTTTGTAGACTTAGGATTGGGCGGATTTGATTGTCAATAATTTCATTAACATCGCCAACTGTTTCAAAGCTAAATGTAAATTGGTCACCGGCATTTGCATCTCTGTACAAGCATCCGTCATCACAGAAAATGTTAGTACTTGAGTACTTCCCGGTTACGTCTAGTACGTCAAGGAATCGACTTACCCCAGAGCTAGTTCTGTTAACGGCTTTAACTTTAACTACGCTATTAAACAAACTAAATGGCAGAGTGTTATAATCCTCGCCGGTAATCATACGATTTTGTGTATAGTAAGTTTGTGGCGCATTGGCTCTAATAGAGTTTAGTGACTCCGGACTTGAGATGTTAGATACAGTGTAATACACACTTGCTGTTACAGTTAGAGTCTCAACTCTACCTGCACGACTCACATACGCAAC